TCCAAGAATTGGTGATAACGACCTACACCTTCGTTTGGTTGGATACTCTGTACCCAACTGTTTCACTGATTATAAGACAAAGTGTGGTTCTGTCTTGATAGATAAATCACTTAATAAAATTGTCGGAATCCTTTCTGCAGCTTCGAAATCGAAAATGTATTTTAATGCTCTAACATACGAATTGTTATCAGATGCTGGTTTGCTTGAAAACGTGAAAGATAGACATCAACATCATGTCTTATTGCGCGAGGAGGTTATTCCAGCAATGGAAGCCCTTGAACAACAAATTAGCGACCCAGTAATTACAATTCCAAGGATGCAAGTCCATCAATCAATGAAAACAACAATCAGAAAAAGTGTTTGTTTTGAAGAATTCGGTGAAGTTAGGCGTGCGCCGTGCATTCCTAGCTGCGAAGATGATCCTCGCGGTCTATTCGCGATTGTGCGTGGGCTAAAACATTATGTCCCGCATATTGCTTTTCCAGATTCTGATATTGAAGCCAGTTACATTGATTTGCGCAACCTCTATCGAGCTAAATGCATTCCAACTATGCCAGTAGTTTCGCAGCGAAATATTCGCTCGGCTATTGAGGGTATCCCTGAGAAGATTCCTAAGTTGAAAATGTCAACTAGCCCAGGGTTTCCTTGGGTTTGTCGGCCTGATACAGTGCGGAAATCAGATTTAATTGGTTTCGACGAAACAAGAACTAAAGTGACATCAATCCATACAGACCTTTTGGATATGATTCACACTGAAGAAAAATTGATGGCTGAAGGAGTGGTTCCCTTCACTGTGCATCAAATTGCTTTAAAGGACGAGCGCCTTAAATTGGAAAAATTACACAACATTCGTATTATTCAAGGAAGTCCATTTTCCTTAACCATCACAGCTCGCAAATTTCTAATGGATTTTAACTATGCATTCCAGTGTAGCAGAAACGACCTAGAACATTGCGTTGGTATTAACCCAGAAAGTGATGAGTGGGACACACTTGCTCGCAAGTTGTTGTCTAATTCAAAATACATTTGTGTTGGTGATTATTCAAAGTTTGGCCCTCGCCTTTTAAATCAATTTGTTGAAAAAGCTTATGAAATAAGAAATGACTGGTATGATCTGCACGGAGCACCTGCCCGTGATAGAGCAATGCGTAAAATCTTAGCTCAAAGAGTCATTAATTCCAGAAATATTGCAGACCGACAGATTTTTTTCTCTGTCCTGCGGTTCGCCTTCGGGAGCAATCGATACGGTGATAACAAATTCACAGTGCAACCAACAATACATTCGTTGTGCTTGGATTGGAATCATGCGGAAGTATGCACCCCGATACATGGACCTGCGTCATTTTAATGAAAATGTCTGTTTTTTCTGTTATGGTGATGATGTGATCTTCTCAGTCAAAGAGGCTTTCATAAACATTTTCAACAACCAAACATTGCATGAATATTTTGCTGTTTACGATATTTCCTACACAGATGTAGCGAAGGATGGTTCTATCCGTCCTTACTGTTCCCTTGAAGAGGCCACTTTCTTGAAGAATGGATTCCACCATTTTAAAGAAACGTCTCTCCCAGGAGGTGTCTGGATTCCCAGACCTAATTTCGCTGATCTTCTTGACTCAACTAACTGGGTTAGGAAGCCTAAAGGAATGCCCGACAACGATGCTATTGAACTTGCGCTGATTGAAGCAACACATGTGAACTGTTCCAACAGTTTGCGTAAAATGTGGTTCTGGGGTCGAGAGACTTTTGAAG